ATTGTCTTATGGTCATTTATTAAATTCATCTAATTACCTACTGAGAAATTTTGAAAATTTCACCAATTCTGCTACTATTTATTTACCCTCGGGCAATGATCTAATAGAATTATTCATAACTATTATTAATAAGAATTTAATTGAACAAAAAAATTATTATTCCGAGAGATTTATCAGTGAATTGGAAACTGACGAATCAATATATTGGGTGGAGGGAGATATAATTGAGAATGATAGAGAATATCTAATGGCAGTAATAGGACATGAAAAAATTGAAGAGACCTATGATATAGTAAATACAGAGGACAGAGAAATAGGAAATGTCTCAAATGAAAGTAAGACATTTCATGTGAAACATTTATCTCATTTACTAGATCCCGGGACTAAGAAATATTCCTTGAATTATTTGAACTCACCTCCTTTATTTCTGGAATATATGAGAATTCATCATCCCCTAGCAACTACAAGGTCGAAGTGCAACATCACACTGGGATTATATACATTTGGAAGGGAATGGCTAATGCAGGGGAGACAAGCAATAATAAAAGGCCTCAGAAAATCATCACATGAAAGAATGATAAAGGAAACACTACATCAAAAAGAATATCAAAATGCTATAAAATTGTTGGTTCTATCAGCAAGTGAAGATGATTATACCTATGGCGTGAGATATTGTCACTTAATGTTCAAGACATCAAAGCTATTGAAAGAGTCATATTTGAGAACATTGAAGATTTACAGACTTATAAGCTTTCACTTCGAAACAATGAGAGGACTTATCCATCGTGGTTCTATTACTATCAGTCATATCAAAGCGTTGAAACACTATTTTAGAGACAGAGAGATGCAGAGACAAAAATATAGATCGATTGATAAGGTGAGAGTTGTTGATTATCTCATGTCTAATCAATCAAGAGATCTAATTGAAGATTCAATAGACCTGCTATTTGATCAAATAGAAGGTTATGTAAGCACTATGATAGAATCTGAAAATGATCACAATTCCGGATTTGATTTTTCCCCAACTGACGGAAATGTATGTCTTAATCTTGACATCGGCATTGATGACATTATAAGTAGGAGACTGGAAATGTTGAATCTAACAGTACCCAACGAATATGGAATCATAGATATAGGCGATGATTATGAGGATGGCTGATTGTCGACAAATAAATACTATTATAACCAAAATCAATGAAAACAAATGAATCAAAACAATAAAAGTTTGAAAAGTCGTCCAATTTTGTCCACGAGATTAGATCGTAATGATAAATCAACGGATAAAACAACACGACTTAAAGATAAA